GTATATTTCATATAAACACCACGGGTAATAATAATTTTACATCAGCAGCCGCAACTAATATTAGAAGTGCTGGCAACCATGTAGAAACTGCGGCACAAATTCATATGAATGGCCCAGCCGCTGCCACAGCTACAAAAGCAGAAGTTTTGACTACATTTAAATTACCAACAGATATAGAAGGCGACACTGTGGAAAGTATTTTATTAAGAGTACCAACAACTGAACCGTATCCCCATCATGAAAATTTAGATCCAGAAAATTTTAAAACAGACAAAACAGATAGAGAAGCGGGCGCCGCCGGCACTGTTCCGGACTTGTGGAAAACTTACTCAACCGGGCCTGACGATACATTTACAGTTAGACCGCCTGTGGCCACTTAGGAGCAATAATGAGTTCAAATTCAAAATTATATAAAAAAATAACATTGCCAGCAGTGAGTCAACCTGATAATCTTGGCGAAAAAAAATACAAAGGATTTAGTACAGTTAACACTAATACGGAAAATTTTAATCTCTATGATTTTAACTAATAAAACAGGATTTATTCAATCATTTTTATACACGCCAGGGCGAGAGATTAATGCAGCCATCATTTGGCACAATTATATGGGATTTGTTATTTGAACCCTTAACGCCTGAAATAAAGAACTTAGTTTTAGAAAATATTAATCAAATAGTTAACTATGATCCTAGAGTCAAAGCAGAGAATGTGACAGTGACAGCGTATGACCAGGGCATACAGGTGCAATGCACCTTGGTATTCTTGCCTTATAACATATCACAAACACTTCAACTACGCTTTGATCAAGCCAACGGACTATTGATGCAGTAAAATACGCAGTTAATATTTGAAAATAAATACAATACTAGGATAACATATGAGCTCCATTGATAGACAAAATAACTTGCTAATTACTGAAGATTGGAAAAAGATTTACCAGTCCTTTAAAAATGCCGATTTCCAAAGCTATGACTTTGAAAACTTGCGTAGGACTATGATTACCTATCTGCGTACAAATTATCCTGAAGATTTTAACGATTATATTGAGTCCAGCGAATACCTTGCCCTTGTGGATCTTATTGCGTTCTTGGGACAAAGCATAGCTTTCCGCGTTGACTTAAATGCTCGTGAAAACTTCTTAGAGCTAGCAGAACGCCGTGACAGTGTATTACGTTTAGCAAGATTAATCAGCTACAACGCCAAGAGAAATATCGCCGCTAACGGTTTACTAAAATTTACCACAGTTAGAACAACAGAAACTGTAGTAGATAGTAATGGACGTAATTTATCAGGACAAGTTATTACATGGAACGATCCGTCAAACACCAACTGGTTAGACCAATTTACTAAAATTATGAACTCCGCAATGCCTGCAACACAGCAGTTTGGAAACCCAGCGGCTAAAGCAGATATTTACGGTATTCCAACAAGTCAATATAGATTCCAAGGTTCAAATACTGATGTGCCGGTATACACTTTTTCGAAATCCGTAGCAGGTAAGTCTATGAATTTTGAAATTACCAGCACAACTTTTAGTGGCGAAGAGTATATCTACGAAGAAGCGCCAAAGGTTGGCAATAGCCCGGCATGCATTTATAGGGACGACGGCCACGGCGCCGCCAGTATCAATACAGGATTCTTTTTTAATTTTACGCAAGGTACATTAAATGCTGGAGCATTTACAATCAGTCAACCAAGTACAAATGAATCAATTGATATTGCAACACAAAATATTAATAATACAGATGTATGGCTATATAGATTAGATCAAAACGGTAAAGAAGCTGAACTATGGACAAAAATTCCAGAGCTAACTGGAAACAATGTCATTTATAACAGTCTTAATAAAAGTATAAAAAATATATATGCAGTAGTTACACGGACAGGCGATGCAGTGAGTCTGGCATTTAGCGACGGCACGTTTGGTACACTGCCTATTGGTGATTTTAGAACTTATTATCGTATCAGTAACGGATTTTCGTATATTATAAATCCCGCAGATATTAGAAATATTTCTATATCTATTCCTTATACTTCTCGTAAAGGTCAAAACGAAACATTAACAGTTACTTTGAGTTTAGTCAGCACAGTATCTAATGCAGAATCTACAGAAACTAATGCATATATTAAAGCAAATGCATCAGCAACTTATTATACACAAAATAGAATGATAACAGCAGAGGACTATAATATCAGTCCGTTGTCTGTAAATCAGCAAGTTGCCAAAATAAAATCTGTAAACAGAACTTCTAGCGGTATTAGTAGATACTTTGATCTTAAAGACCCTACTGGAAAATACAGCAGTACAAATTTATTTGGAAATGACGGAGTCATATTTCAAGAATCCTATGTATTGCCTATAAAATTTAAATATAGTACTAAGGTAGATATTGAGGGAATTATATATAATAAAATTATTGATATAATTAAAAATCCAGATCTAAGAAATTTTTATTATTCAAATTTTATTAATTTTTTATCAACTAGTTTAAATATTATATGGTACAACAAAACATCTGACACTGCTTCAAGCACAGGCTATATTGGCGAATTAAACGATATACGACCATATCCTGTGGGCTCATATACCTCAACAGATTTAAAATACTTAACAGCCAATGCTTTAGTAAAATTTACAGCACCAACCGGTTATTATTTCGATCTTAACAACAATAATGCTCTAATTCTTGGAGATGCTACTCTGTCTAACAGGGTGTCTTATATATGGGCTCAAGTAGTATCGGTTAGTGCCAACGGTACTGCCGCTGGAACTGGTCTACTATCTAACGGACTTGGTCCAATTACTTTAAATCAAGTAATACCAACAACTGCCCAAATAACTCAGATTATTCCAAAATTATCCTTATCAATTTCTAATTCTGTTATTACTACAATGATAGATTTAATATACAGTAATAGACCGTTTGGGTTAAGGTATGATGCAACTGATCAGAGCTGGAAGATAATTTTTGAAAATAATCTAGATTCAATTTCAGGATTTAGTTTATCAAATCAAGGCAACGATTCTAATTTAAAAAACGATGCTAGTTGGATCTTACTATTTACAACTGATAATGATTTTTATACTGTCACTACTAGATTACTAAGATATGTATTTGAAAGCGATGATGAAATACGATTCTTTTTTGAAGATAATTCAACAGTTTATGATAATACAACTAACTCAGTGGTTAAAGATTCAATTAATATATTAAGCATAAATCCAAAACCAGGCCCAACCGGAAAACCGTTTACACAGGATTTAAAATGGGACATTGTGTCGTCTTTTAATGGATTAGATGGTTATATTGATAATAAAAAGATAATAATATCGTTTCAAGATTCTGATAATAATGCTGTTGTTGACAATCCTCAGTTATTTCTTGACATTGTTGATTACACAAATATCACAAATCCTTACATAGTACAAGAAAAATACGCTATTTCTGCAGGACAAAACGATTATCGTTATAGAGATAATTCAGATAATAAAATAAGATTTTTTTCAACACAATCTAGTGTAGGATCTTTGTCAAATTATGCCAACGGCCAGTATTTTTATTTTGCTGATACTGGTGTTGTTAAAAAATTAAATTCAACAAAATCAACATTAGTTCCAACCTTGGATTATAAAATATATGTTGGCAGAGACAATTTAAAATTTCAGTATATTCACAGAGCAGATTATCAATCAAGAATAGATCCAGGCGCAAGTAATATAATGGACATATATGTTTTAACTAAAAATTATGATACATTGTTCCGACAATGGCTAGACGGATCAACTACAGCACAACCGTTACCGCCAAGCTCTGCTGAACTGTATAATTTAATTGCACCTAAATTAAATCTAATTAAATCTATAAGCGATGAAATTGTATATCATCCAGTAACATACAAATTGTTATTTGGAGCAAACTCATCTATTGATTTACAAGCTAGTTTTAAAGTTACAAAGAGTCTAAATTCAGTAGTATCAGAAAACGATATTAAATCTCGTGTAATAACAGCAATTAATCAATTCTTTACTCTTGATAATTGGAACTTTGGTGATATATTTTATTTTACAGAACTATCAACTTATGTAATGACACAGCTTGCTCCTGATATCACTAATTTTATAATTGTACCAAGACAAGACGGCGCCTATTTTGGTAGCTTATTTGAAATAAAATGTCCAAGCGATCAAATTTTTATTAGCAGTGCTACTGTAGACGATATTGAAATAATTACCGGAATAACTTCGAGGAATATTAAGTCAGTTACCGGCCAAGCACTTAGTGCAGTATCTTCACAAAACACAACAAGTTCAACATACGGAAATATCTAATGACTGATTTTACAAATCCATCCGGCTCTAAAGGACTTAGTGTAAATTTAATACCTAACTTTTTTAAAACAGATGCTAACAAAAGATTTTTACAAGCCACAATTGATCAACTAGTAACACCTGGAGCTGTCAAAAAAGTTAATGGTTTTATAGGAAGACAATACTCTAAATCAACCAGCGGGACAGATTTATTTGTTGAAGCCGCTGATACCGCCCGACAGAATTACCAGTTAGAACCATCACTAACTGTGCAAGATACGCTAGGCAACAACACATTTTTTAAAGATTACATAGACTACATTAATCAGCTAGAAGTGTTTGGAGCCAATACAACTAATCATGCAAGACTTAATAAGCAAGAATTCTATTCATGGAACCCGCACATTGATTGGGACAAATTTGTTAATTTCCAAAATTACTACTGGTTATCCTATGGCCCTAGCACCATTACAATTTACGGTCAGCAATTAACTGCGGAAAGCACATATAAAATTTCTTTAGAGTACCAAGGTCAAAATAATCAATATGTTTTTACTCCAGACGGATTAACACCAAACCCCTCAATACGACTTTATAGAGGACAGACTTATAAATTTATTGTATCCAGTCCAGGTAATCCAATCAGTATTAAAACTGCAAGATCGTTAGGCATTGCTGATCGGTATGTGATTTCAGGTATTGATTCTTACGGAATTGAAAACGGCGTAATAACTGTAACAATCCCAGTAAATTCTCCAAATGTTTTATATTACCAAAGCGAAACCGATATCAATCTAGGCGGCGTCTTTGAAATATATGATATAGATGAAAATTCTTTTATCAACGTTGCAACAGATATTTTAGGAAAAATTACGTATACATTAAGTAATGGGGTTGCATTGTCCAACGGTATGAAAGTGTCGTTTGGCGGCCAGGTTTCTCCTTTGGAATACGCAACAGGCGAATACTATGTTGAAGGAGTAGGCACAGCAATTAAATTAATTGAAAAATCTATTTTAGAAATATCTACAACCTATACAGAATCTGAAACATTGCTGTTTGACTCGAACAATTTTGATACAGACGCCTTTAGTGATTCAACCGGCTTTGCAAAAACATTAGATTACATGGTTATTAATCGAGCCAGCCGAGACCATAACCCTTGGTCTAGATACAACAGATGGTTCCACAAAGATGTAGTAACTGCCAGTGCAACATTTAACAAGACCACAGCGTCTTTAGATCAGAGTCTTCGAGCAGTTAGACC